AAAGAAAAAGAAAATATAAAAGAAAAGAAAGAAGATACGCCCGTATTAAAAATTGCGGTTTCCTCCGAGCAAAGCGAGGAAAGGTTTTCCGAACAATCGCTTAAAAAAAATAGTATTGAAGCGGATGAGGTTTCACCTCCTCCGAGCAAAGCGGAAAAGGAAATTTTCTTTATCAAACTTTTTAACGAAACGAAAGGATCGAAGGAGACCCCGGCCAGGTACCGGCTAAACGACAAACTTCGAAAATCTCTTCATGCCAGGATCAAGGACGGGTACACTTCCGCCGATATCCGACGGGCCGTTTTGCGCGTAAAGGCCGATCCTTGGCACCAGGAACACGGTTTGAAGTACTTGACGCCGGAATTTATACTCCGTCCGGATATGCTTGAAAAATGGTCGAACGCGCCTCTTCTCAAAAATATTTTAACAGGCGATAGTGTTGTCCCAAAAGAAAATCCAAACCTAAAAACCTCTTTTTTTTAACCGTTATGGCCATTTGCTATGCTCACAACCTAATCGACGAGGTTATCGATCTTTTTGAAAAAGGCGACAAGGTTTACAAAAAGACCGGCCTTGTTACCCTGGACGGCCTTTGGAGGATCCGGCCCCAAGAAAATACGATCATATCCGGAATATCAACCTCCGGAAAGTCAAGCCTTATCAGGTTCGTTATGAACCATTTATCTTCCAATTACGGCGACAAACACTTGATTTACGGGCCGGAGGAGGGCGATTTGAAACGGCAAATTTTAAAAATGGCTTATGCCAAAATACCGGTTAATCGCCATTCGTACGACGAATTGCCGGACAAGGAAAAAGTAAAGGATCAGTTAGCCAAAATACTCCCCTACGTCGCTCGCCATTACGTTTTTTTGAATTACTCAGATGGCTTGCCGGCCTTCGAAATGATTAAGGAAGAGGCAATTAAGGTCCAAATGGACTACGGATTTCAAAACATCTTGATCGACCCAATGAGCTACATCAAAAACACCAACAACGACCCCATCAACGTATTTTTTGGGGATATGCTCAGGGAGTTCAATGTTTTCTTGAAAAACCAGGACATTCATGGATTTTTCGTAGCTCATCCCGTTAAACCATTGAAAGACAAGGACGGAGAGTATATCCGTCCTCGCGCTTTTGATATCGCCAATACCTCCGATTGGGTCAATATGGCCGATAACATCCTCATCACCCACCGGATGCCCGACGGACGAACCCTTATCGCGAAGGAAAAAACGAAGGATAACGGCTTGCAGGGATTCATTTACGCAAGATTTGACAAGTCTACGGGCCAATATTTCCCCGCGGACCAAGAGCTTGAGCAAAAGGATTGGAAACCCATCCCATTAAACGGCTCAATTTTAAGCCCTATAAACGATTCAACCCCCAAACCTATACAAACCATCAACTCGACGGAGATCGTTGAACCTAGGCCTATAGGAAGAGTAAATCCGACTATTTTTGATGTGTTTGAGGATACGAAAAATGAAAGTTTGGAAGAAAGCCCGTTTTAGACGAATTCAATTTACCTAAAAAAAATAGAAAAATCAACATGACCAAAGACCAAAAAATCAAAAAAATGAATGATTTAGTAATCGGGCTTAAACGGATCGTTTTTCTCAGTCAACTGAGCGGATGGAACGGTTATTTGACTCAAAGGAAATCGTCTTTGGAAAAGGAAATTTTGGCCCTTAAAAAACAAAAAACACAAGACTAAAAACCACCTTATTTTTAACTATCAAAATGAAAATTTTATGTACGAAAAATGGAAAGTTTCCGAAAAAGATTTAAAGGTAAAAGACCAAATTGATTATAAGTTTCGATTTGAAAAAGTTTGGGGTTTAAATAAAAAATCAGAGATACAACTCTTAAATAATTCCCTTGATCTATCCTTTCGAAACAGGTTTAAGGAAGAACTTACCAAGACTCTCAATAAAGAAAAAGGACTTTTTAAATACATGGAGAAAGAAAGTCTCAAGCCCAATCCGGATTTGAGTTTTTTAATTGCTTGCATGGAATTAATCAACGCCTTTACTTCCTTACGTCTCTTTTGCCACGATCTTTTAACTCAAGACGACGTCTTAAGATCAAGCCTCCATTCTCAATGGGACGAATTTAAAAAGGACCTGGATCGGTTTTATATCATTGAAGCTCAATTAAGGGAAGAGATTTTAAAATTGCAGGCTTGTTTAGATTACGAAATGACTAAATACAAAATCGGAGAAAAGGGGGTCCTTGCAAGATGAATTTAACGGGTAAAATAATCGACCGATCTAAATACAATTTTATTTATGGTATTGATCCAGGAGTAAATACAGGATTTGCAGTATATTTTAGAGAATTTGATGATAAAATTAAAAAAAATCGTTTTTATATTGAATCAACATCAATTCATAAAGCCATAATTTCGCTTGATGAATTTTTATTTAAAAAACACCCTAGTAAAGTTTTAGTTCGAATTGAGGACGCAAACACCTGGAAACCGTTTAGGGGTGTACCCCTTTCTCAGTCTAATGCTAAATTGCAAGGGGCCGGCTCTGTTAAGCGAGACGTAAAAATTTGGATTGATTTTTTTGAAGATTATGGAATAGATTACGAATTAGTAAGCCTTCAATCCAATTTAAAAAAGTTATCAGCCATTCAATTTAAAAAGATTACTGGCTATACATGTAAGACGAATGAGCATTCCAGGGATGCAGGAATGCTAGTTTGGAAATTTTTTGATTAAAACTTCACGATTGAAAAGTTTTTGTAATTTTAGGCTCTGAATTTCATAGGATTCATAGGATTAATTAACGCAAGGTAGGGAATTAGGGGAACGCCTTAATTCCCTTTTTTTATGCTAATTGTGTTCACTTTTGTTATGTTTTGTAATTAACTTAAAAAAGAAAAAATGAAAAAAACTCTCTTTTTACTCTGTTTTCAAATTATGACTATTTCGGCTTTTAGCCAAAAAGTCATTTTTAAAACCGATACGGCCAAGGAATTTGCCTATCAAAGGAAAATCTCGTCAATCAAAATCGAACGGCTCAAAAAAGTAATCGCCAATTGGCCCAAAGTCGCCGTCAAAGACAAAAATGGAAAAGTATTGGACTCGGTTATTCTAAACCCTATTCAATACGGTATTGCCGTCAAGGAAATTTTAACTGAAAAAAAGAATATCGCTCAATTAAGACCACGTAAATAAAATGAAAAAGATACTCATCTTATTATTGCTTTTTGCCTCTCTAAAATCTTTCGCTCAAACGGATCCTCATCAAACCCCGAACGCCTTAACAACCAATCCGCCGGATACAGCATCATGTTCTTACGGAATCAATTCGGGTTATTTAGCCGGAGGAAATTGGCCGGACACCTCAAGCGCACGCTTGCAATATTTATTAGGAGCGCACTCGACGAGAACTTCTAATCCGGAGGCTTACCAGGAAGAAATCTACGGAAATACTTGGGCCTTAACTCGATATCAATTCAATCAAAACAAGCTCGATTTCTATAATAACACCGTTTTTTTAAACGGAATGGCCTCAGATCACACCGATACCACCATTTATAATTATCCCGCCGTCGCCTCCGGAACCACACTTTACCGATCCGTATTGCCCAAGGGCCTTTACACGCCAATTTGGAATAGCGACGGAACCGTCGATACGGCAAATAATTATTGGGCTAGATATGTATATCATATGGTCGTAAAGTATCCTGGCCAATTTAGATACTACGAAGTTTGGAACGAACCCGACCTAGGAGGTGGACAAGGACTGTATTTACCTGCCTCAGATCCCAAGAGTTATTGGCAACAACCAGGGGAACCTCAAAATTACTACAATATGTACGGGCATATTTTTGCTTATATCCGTATGCTACGTATTACTTACGAAATAGTCCACGTTTATGCCCCTCAATCAAAGGTGGTAACCGGAGGAATCGGATATGCTCAAACCATGGATATGATTTTGCGATATACCGACAATCCAGGAAGCGACGGCCAAGGCAATCCATCTAAAGGAGCCGGAACGGTAACCTCTGCTTATCCGTACTACGGCGGAGCTTGGTTCGATATGTGTTCTCTGCATGACTACCCTAATTATTCTACCCATAAATATAGCAATGCGATTGCAGGCCAAGTTTATCTACGAAATAGCGATACCCTTATAAAAATATTTCATGACCACCTTTTCGGTCACAATGGTATCGACTCAGTCGTAAAGGCGCACGGGTTTAATGGAGCTACATACCCTAAAAAACAGTATATGTTTACCGAATTCGATACCCAAAGCGTATCAGACTGGAACGGTCCTCAGAATTACGGATCGGACGAAATGCAGTTAGCCTATACCATTAAACAATATTTATCCGCTCAAAAAGACGGAATTGTTCAACTCTATAAATACAGTTTTGCCGACGAAGGTTTTCTACCGCCTACAGCAAAAAATTATACCGATAATTCCAATACCTACATGGGGTCCTATTCTTGTCCGGACTCCATTAAAAACAGTAATTACTCTTTGGTACACAAAAAACCGGCGGGAATTGCCGAAACCACCATTTCGGGACTATTTTTTAATTACGCCTACGACTCCGTCGCTACCAAAAATCTCAATACTGATGGGGTTAATTTTATTGGGATCGCCTTTACAAACAGCAAGGTTACCCCTCATATTACCCGATATGCCATTTGGACGGAACAGCATAACGACAAATCCGAATCAACGACCAAATATTTTACCTTTCCAAATAGCATTAAAATTTCAAAAGCCTGGACTTGGAACGCCTCGAAACCTGGCGCAACGGATTATCTTACGGATTGGACTAAATATCCAAGCCAAACGGTATATGGTCAAACAGTTATTTTAAACGGACTCCCTAAATTCTTTCAATAATGGCTTTATCGATAACAACCCAATCCATTCCGGATATAACGCAAGCCGGCGGGAATATTATAATTAACGGTACCGGTTTCAATAATGTATATTCCGGCGGATCCGTTCAAATTTTTGATTCTACCGGCAAAAATTATTACGAGGGCAAATCGGGAACCGATACCCAAATGACCGTAACCGCCGGAGCTTTACCGCCTGGATCCGGATATTATATTCACTTGTTTGATGGAACCAATACGGCCAATTCGGTTACTTTTAATGTTACGGCAATACCGGTTCCCACTATAAGCGGTTTATCCCAAACGTCCGGATCCCAAGGCTCTAAGCTTACCATTACCGGAACCAACTTTAATACGACCCCTGGCCAAACCACGGTTGCAATCGGCGGGATAAACGCCACCATAGACCCAAGCACTCCGGTTACGTCTACCTCTATTACGGTAATTGTTCCTAATAATTCGCCTGGATTTGTGGGGAATGTGGTGGTTACCTCTCAAGGGGTTTCCAATTCCGGAACTAATAATTTCACCTATACCGCGCCATTAGTTACTTTAAATACCGATGGAAACGGTTTAAATCCAAGCTCCGGATCCTTAAACCAAATTTTAGAATTTGAAGGAACTAATTTCGGTACCGATATTACGCAAGTTGCGGTAAAATTCACCAATAGAAACGCGCCGTATGATACGGTTACCGTTCCCTATATTTCGAACATTACCGTCCCCCAACCCTTTCCGTCCCCTACGTACAACGGCCCTAACATGAGCTTTTTAAACGGATTGGGCAATCGGTTTGATTTTTATTTGCAAACCCCGACTGAGTTAAACGCTTCGGTTTACGACGTTTCCGTAATCGTAGGAGGAGGAACACCATCCAACTCCTTACCGTTTACTTACGAGCCGTCTACGATTGTAATCCCTCCTTATGATCTTGTTGCCCCAATTGGATCGGCGGGATCAAATTCAATAGTTTCGCAAAATTCGGCGACCTTATCCGGATCGATTACGAATTATGGATCTTCGGGCTTAAACGGATTGTTTCAGTTCCTTTGGACCGTAGAAAATGGATCGGGAACAATTCAAAATCCTAACAGCCAAACCACACAAGTAACCGGCCTTTCTTTAGGAGTAAATACCTTTCAATTAGAAATAATTGATACCGTTACCGGTTTAAGTAGCATTTCGCAAGTTTCAATTAACTACCAATCGGCTAATATTGTAAATCCAACGGTTTCCGCCGGATCAAATTCCACGGTTACCCTTCCCAATGGCGCGCAATTAAACGGACAAGCCTCCGCCGGATCCTCTGCGATTATTTCCGATACCTGGACCAAAATCTCAGGGCCGTCCGGAGATATCATTTCAAACCCGAATATATTGAGTACCACCGTTTCATTTACTCAAGCCGGAACGTATGTATATCAATTAAAATCCATCGCCTCGGACGGAGGATCCAACACAAGCCAAGTATCTATCCTAGTCAATCCGGTACCGGTTACTCAGGCAATTTGCTTGATAAACTTTACCGATACGTCGAATGTCGCCCCTACTCCGTATAATAATATTTATCGGTCCGTCGGGAATAATAATTTGGTCCCTGGATCTTTTTCCTTACCTCTTTTGGATGGTAATCTAAATGTATTTGGGTCCATTACCATTAACGATACCTTGGACAATACGGCGGAGTTTGGCTATACCACCAATAATAATAGCGGTGTATTTTTAGACGAAGTTTTGCAAACCGCCTGGATAATGCCAAATGGGGCAACGATTCAGCTTAACGGATTAAATAGAAATCTTAAATACGATTTATATTTCTTCGCGTCCTGGATGTTCCCTTGGATCAATTGCCAAACCACCGCAACCGTTAACGGCAATTTGGTAACCTTTGATCCTAAGAACAATCAATCAAACCTCACAGAAATCGCCTCTGTAGTTCCGGATTCAAGCGGGGCTATTACGATCACCATTTCAAAACCGCTTACAAGCTTCTTTTCGGTTTTAAATGCGATCAAAGTGGTATCCCACTCTTAACAAAATTTTGAACCTTCAATAAAGAGCCTCCTAACCGAGGCTTTTTTTGTTTAATACACAATTGTTTAGTTTTGTATATGTCCAGGGGCAATAAATCAGAAATTATAAACGAGTTTTACAATCTCATTCTTACCAAAAAAACTTGGTTTGACGTACTGGAATTAAATGGGACTAAATGGAACTTGCCTCTCAGTACGTTCAATAGGTATTGGAAGGAGGCGAAATCCAAAAATGGATCTACTCAAAAACAAATCGAGAAAAAAATAATCGATAAGGTTGTCAAAGAAAAGATAAAGGAAACCGCTCCGGTTATACTCAACTCCTTACAGATCCAAGAAATATTATCCGCTATAGGATCCGGAAAGATGGTTATCGTTAAAGAGTATTTTAACGGGGAAAGGGCCGTAAAAGTAAAAGAAAAACCGTCTTTTTCCGACATGGTAAGGGCATTAGGGGAACTAAACAAGATCCAGGGAAATTATGAAGATAACACCCTTAAGGCCTCAGAAACCGAATTTCGAATTATTGGCGAAAGGCCCGACGATATTCCCCATATCGAAATAGAATGAAAAAAACGGTTGAAATCTCATCAAAACTTTTTTTGCCCGTTTACCAGTTTTTACCATTTGTCCACTATAGATACATTATCTTATATGGAAGTCGAGACTCAGGAAAAACTCATAATATCGCCTTAAAGTGTATCCTAAAAATTCTTACTGAGCCATACGCGAGAGGGGTACTCGTTCGAAAAGTATACTCCGATATTAAGGACTCTCAGTTTCAAAAAATTGTCGATATCATTGAAGATCTCGAATTAAAAGACGAGTTTATCATTACTACATCCCCGTTAAAAATAGTCTGCAAAAAAAATAAAAATCAGATTATTGCGAGGGGAATGGACAAATCGACAAAGTTAAAATCGATTTCGGATCCAACTTTTATTTGGTATGAAGAGGCCAACGAGTTAACCCTTATCGACTTCCTTAGAGCCTCTCAATCCCTTCGATCTACTAAGCCGGCCACCATCCAGGAATTTATATCGTTTAATCCGGAGGACATGGAAAACAATTGGATATACCATTACTTCTTTCCACCTATTGCAAGCTTTGAAAAAGAAGACGGCGTTTTTAAGTTTGTTCCATCCACCAAAAAAAATACGCTCATTTGCCATACCACGTATAAGGATAATAAGTATTGCTCTCCGGAGCGCGCTTTTGTCCTGGAAAACCTAAAAGATATTTCCAAGGAGTTTTATCGAATGTATGTCCTTGGCCTATTTGGAGGCGTACTTAAGGGATTGGTTTACGAGCATTATAATTTGGTGGATGAATTTCCGGAGGGGTGCGATTGGGTAGTTTGGGGGTTGGATTTCGGTTATACGAACGATCCATCCGCCTTGGTAAGAATAGGCAAGAAATCCGGAGGGCTATATTACAAGGAGGAGTTTTATCGCACCGGTATGCTTAATAATGATATTCATCACGCTTTTAAAGAAGTTGGGATCCGGCCCGGAATCGATGAAATTTGCGCGGATTCGGCGTCTCCAAAAGATATCGAGGATTTAAGAAAATACGGTTGGAATATTCGGGGAGCCGGTCAAAAGGATATCAAATATCGAATTGCTACGGTAAAATCTTATCCTATGAATATTGTTAAAAGTTCACTTAATTTGATTAAGGAATTGAAACGGTATAAGTATAAGGAAAACAAGAACATACCGGAGGACGATCCTGGCCATTTTATAAATGAGCCGATTGATTTATATAATCACTTGATGGATGCTTTAGGGTATGGAGTCGTTTACAAAATACCAATGGGAGGCCGTCGGGGGGTAAAAACCAGGTTACCACAGAGAATTGTTCCCGATCCATTAGGTTTAAAAGGAATGCTATAAAAATGATATACGAAAAAAAGTTTCAAACTGTAGACGGGGATATCCTCATCACTTTACCGAAAACGTACAAGGATCTCACCTTGGCGCAATTCTCAGGACTTTCCAGGCCACTACTTTCGCTTTTGGACCAAGTTTCCATCCTTACCGGTATCGCAACGGATCGGCTTTACAATATCCGCCGGATTGAAGAGCTAATCATTTTAAAGGATGCGATTGAAACCCTTATTACCGATATGGATAATAAGTATGATTCGGACGCGATCCCCAAGAAATTGCGGTTACCGGATGGAAAGCATATTGATATCGATATTCGAATAGGAATCCAACCGGTCGGGGCCTTTATTACGGTTGATGAAATGATTAAAGGCGATTTGGATAAGTATCAAGCGGAGTATGGAGAGCAATGGAAAGAATACGCGCGCCCTTCAATGGATACGATATTGGGAATCCTTGCCCATTTTTTTTATTGTCCGGTTACCAAGCTCCCTTGGAATATTAATGAAGTCGATAAATTCCAGGATTTCATAAAGGATCTTAAGGCCGTTGACTCGTTACCGATTGCAAAGGCTTTTTTTTTGCCTTATTTGAATTTAGAAGTAACCAAGAACGGATACTTTCAACGGTTAGGGACCCACTATCAGAATTGGCGGGAATTAAAGAGCTTGAAAAGTTTGGTTGGCTAACCTCCATTCACGCCATTTGCCAAGGCGATATTACCAAGTTCTACCAGGTATTAACTTTAGACTGCGATCTCTTCTTTACCTGGCTTAAGATCGAGCAAGATACCAAAGCTTACCAAGAACGATACGAAAAAATCAGAATGGATGAAATTTCAAGTTCTAAATAAAATCTTAACAATTGTTTAGTTTTGTCAATATGGCCGTTTCTTTAAACTCAATAATCGAATCTATCGTCCTGGAATTAAGTCCATTGCCGGTTTACGCTTATGGAACCGCAAACGAGATTAATGATCTTGGCGATAAAGTTACGACGGGCACGCCGGTCGTTTTTTTGGTCGATGCTTATAAGACAGGTTTGGATTTTGCCATGTCCGGAGGTTTTAACCGCTCCTATTCTTTCTTAATGCAGTTTATGGAACAAACACCTCAAGGCCAATATTTGACGGAAAACGATCCTGTTTTAGTTCGTCAATCCGGATATTGCGAAAACTTCTTAATTAAACTAAGGGATTATTCTTTAAACGGGATCAAGGTTTTTAAAATTGAGCCGAATAAAACCAAGGTCGATATCATCTCTAAGGTTGCTAAATATGACGCGAATTACACCGGCGTAACCCTGGACGTTCGGAATCTGTCTATTATCCCAAATCAAGGTTTTTGTTAGCCATGGATGAAATATTAGGATTATTAGAGATCATTTGTAATATCATTCTTGCCCAATTGGTTCAAAATATGGCGAGTAAAAACCGGATCGCCACGGGCAAAACGATTGACTCTTTGGAGGTCGTTCCCGTTGAAAACGGGTTTCAGTTGATAGGGAACGCAACAATTTGGGCATTGGAGACAGGAAGGAAGCCTACGCCACCAGGAACGCCGGCTTCAGATCCTACCCTATACGAAGCATTAAAAGATTGGTGTATTGCGAGGGGGATTGACGATAAGTTTAGGTATGCTATAGCCCAAAAGATCCATAAAGAAGGTTGGGACGGAACCCCTGGCGTAATCCTGGATATCATAAACGATCAAAACATAAACGCCATTATTGACCAGGTAATCGATGAATATTTAGATGGTGTAATAATAGCCCTGTTTCCCAAACTGTTTTATTTCAGCATAGTATAAAAATGGCTAATTCGACAAATTACAAAGCGGTAATTCAGGTAAATATTACGGAAACGAGCTATCCCGATCAAAACGGAGGAATTACTCAGTTAGGCGATGTTTATATCGACTTATTCGATTCGGTTACTGGACAGCCAATTGCCGGAAATGGAATCACGGTCAATTATATTTATGTCGATCAAACAGGATACGCCGGAACGGGATCCGCGCAAATACTTGGAACCAATACTTCGGTTTTAATTTATTCAGGAGTTATTGCCAATTCTAGCTATTCCCCTCAAGGAACCGTCATTTACTCCGATTTCATCACCTTTGCCATTAGTCAAATTGATGTTTCCACCATTGGGGCCGGCGGATCCGGTTTTTGCGATTTGGTTATATCCGGCGTCGAAACCACCTCAGAAACGGCGTACAACGCCAAAGATGGTACCGCAACGGTTACCGCCTTAACCTCTCATCCATCCATCCAGTATAAATTAGGATCCGGAAATTTTCAATCTTCAAACTTATTCACCGGCCTTTCCTCCGGAACCTATACGGTAACCACTCAAGACGCCAACGGATGTACCGCGACCTATACTTTTTATGTTGCCGAAGCCCAATCGATATTGATTTCGGATCCATCCTATACGTTACCCAATGGAAATATTTCTCGATGGAACGCCGTCTTTAACCCCATTCTTTTTACGTACCAAAGGAAAGATTTTATCATTGGATCAATCGCCTCCGGTCCAAATGGAGGATCTATTATCATCACCCCTTCGACGTCTTTTTCGAACCCGCTCCCTAAAAATGGAGAAACCATTTATTTAAATGCAGGGCCGTATAATGGTAGATATGTAGTTGCCTCCAATACGTCGAACACGATAACGATTAACACCCGTTTTATAGGGGACGGCCCTGGCGGATTTATGAATATTAATTCCGAGCGACAATATTACAAGATATTAACTCAGATCACCTATATCGATCCGGATACCGGCCTTACCAATTATCAAACCATGTCCTCGACGCCTAATTTCTCAGGCCTGGCCACGGCGGACGTATCGAGCCTATTAAAAGGAATTTTGCGGGCTAAAGATCAATTCGGTTATAATATATCCAATTACTCGGATCCTAATCTTTCAGTTTCTTATCAGGTAAGCTATTCGGAGCAATGGAAAAATAACCCAGGGACATTTATTCCGCTTGCCAACCCTTTTTATGCCACGTACTCAGCCTTTCAAATTCAAGAGCAAGGATCCAATTCTCTTTGGCCGTATGTAACCTTTCCTAGTTCAGGATCCACGCTTGCAGGATGGCTATCCGATTTTACTAATCCGGTTTTAAATAATGGTTTGCCTTTCGACGTATCGTTTATTTATAGCGAACAAATGGCCGGATTTCAAATCTCGTCTTTAATTGGGTACCTGGATGTTAATATGCAACCCATTTCCACGCCGTCGGCGTCTTATTTATTAAACGAAAACAGTTCTTTCCTTTTAAATGAAAATTCCTCAAAGCTATTAATCTCAGGAAACCTATTAACAGGTCCAGGGGGCTTGACGCAACATATAGGGTTAAACCGGCTAAACCTTACTGGAGCCTATCCAGCAAACGCCTTTTATTTATCGGTTCAATTGTTTTACACGAATTCAGCCGGTACCAGGATATTTATTACAAACCCATTAATTGTATCTATATCCAAGCAATGCCAAGACTATTTTTATTATCTAAAATGGATCGGTAAGCATGGAGCATGGAATTATTATCTATTCAATTACAATCAAAACCAAAACCTAAAAGTCCAAAATCTGCAATTACGGGAAAACAGGATAACCGATTACCTCAATGCCGACGGGGTACAGGATGTAATATCCAAGGTTGCTAACTTATCGGTTACGGTTCACGCGAACGATATTCCCAACAATGACGCCGACGGGATCCGGTCGATTTATTCGTCTCCTAAAGTCATGGCTTACATTAATGGAGGATGGCAAACCGTCATTTTAGATATCGCCTCGTTTATCCTGAGGGATACCAGGGACGCCCTTTCTAATGTAAAGTTCACGTTTGAAATGTCTACCGAAAACGTACAGACCCAATGAAAAATAATCTGCAAGTTATTGTTAATGATATGGAATTGGAACTAGACGTAAGCCAAGAACCGGTCGCGTTGACCTTGCAGATAAACGACGTTTCCGATATTAAGAACCAAAATGGTACCACTACCAACCAATTTAAATTTCCTTGGACGGCAAGAAACCGGCGAATTTGGAATTTTGCCAACGACCCAAATATATTATCGAGTGCGCCCTATACCGTTTATCCGGCGAAAATTATTCAGGATGGCTTAGAAATCGTACCAGTTGGAAAGGCCGAACTTAAAGCCTCAGATACTCGATTTGGTGAATGTTTGATTACCACGGGGAATGTAGACTTTTTCGATTACCTGGAAAAGAAATTACCGGATCTTGATTTTTCCGCCTACGATCATATTTATGACGGGGATTTCGTCGCCTCTAATATGGCCAATACCTACGGAGTATATTATCCTTTAATCAATTACGGACAGTTTAGGGATACCCCAAATAACGCCTCCGGACTTACAGACCCAACCGGAGGCCTACCCTTGGACGATGGAGGAATCCGGATAGACTTTTTGCGTCCCGCTATTTTTGTAGCCACCATTGTAGACGTAATTCTTGCTTATACCGGCTATACCGCAACCGGATCAATTTTATCAGATCCATTGTATCAAGCCCTAATTGTTCCTTGCGTATCAAATGAATTGACCCAACCGGCCTCATTAAACACCCAAATAAAAAACGTAAATGTCAAACTTTCTCTCACTACGACTCAGCAATCGCAAAACTCCATTGTTGGAACGGTTCTATTTAGTGTTTTACTCCCCTCTAATGCTCGATATGTTGACAGTACTACGCACGGTTTTCTATGTCCTATAAAAGGATCCTATAAGGTTAATATCAATATTCAAGCCTTATTTGTGGGCCAAGATAACCATGGTATCATTTTTGGAAATGCAGGGGATTTGAATATCACCTTTACCCTGAACCGGATCTCAACTATTATCCTCAGTCCAGGGGCTAGTTATTCGGCCCCTCCAATTGCGACAGGAGAAATACTAAGTACGACGGTTCAAAGTCCGTTCGTTACGGTTTATACTTATACCACAAATGGGACCGTTACGAAAACGATCTCCGTTATTGTCGATACCGTTTCGCTGTTGACAACGGTAAAAACAACGTCATACCCCTTTACTTGGGCCACGACGGTAAACTCTTTGTCCGGAGACAATACGGTAATTAGCCACCTTGCCACGATTAACTTAGATTTATATCAAAACGATGTTGTCTACCTATCAGCAAGCGCGGATTTAAGCAAGCATTCCGGATTATTTTCCATCACCGCCGGAACCTCATTGCAATTTATCGGAAGGTCGATATCGGCCCTGGCCTATGGAGATTTCGTTCAAATGTCGGCTCAGTTGCCGGATATGACGGCGAAAGACTTTTTAAAGGATATCTTTCAAAAATTTGGGGTTATTATAGAGTCTAATCCATTTAATAAAACGGTCCATTTTGGATACATAAGCGATATAACGAACAATATTCCAAACGCTTTAGATTGGTCGGGTAAATTTATAAACGCCGATGTAGGCCTCAATTACTCGCTACAAGGCTATTTCCAAAACTCGTACTTCCTTTATAAAAACGATCAAAATCTTGAGTCCTACTATTGTCGGGGAGGGCTTGGGATTGACGATGAGACCTTGCCTTTATTCGGAGATTATGTTCGGTCCCAATTTGGTGCATCCAATATGCAAACCGTTTTCAATGGGATTAATTCGGCCATTATCGAAAAGATAGACCCCTATTCTTCCCCTCTTCAATTTAATCAAAACGTCAATTTACGATTATTGATTTCGGTAAAATATGACGTACAAACCTATAATATTGCGCCTAAAATAGTAGAATACGACGCCTCCGTCGTTTCGCCTTCCTATTATCGCAATCCAGGGATCACCCCTTACATCTACTCATTTACCTTTAGCTCCGGAGTTGTGGATCTACCGTCTTTCAACGATCCCAATTTGCCCTATAATTTGGATTACGCCTACTTATTGGATACCTATTACTCCGACATTAAAAAGATTCTTACCAGGGCTTCAAAAATTAAAGTCTTGTTACAATTGACCGAGTTTGATATTACGGGTTTAAGCTTTTTTACGCCTGTTTGGATCAAGTATTTTGGGGCTTATTTCTACATAAACAAAATAGAAGACTTCGTTCCTGGATTACCTACGAACGTCGAACTTATAAAACTATACTAATATGGCAGACGAATTAAAAAAATCCGTCCTCTTCCAAATCCAATCTACCTTACCACAACTCAAAACCGATATTATTGAGTTAAATGAGAATTTGGATACCCTTCAAGCAAAACTCAAAAAAGTAGCGGAGGAATCCGGCAAGAATTCCAAGGAATATATCGAGTTGTCCAGTCAAGTCCGGATCAATCAAAAAGAGATTAGGGACGCCAATCGAGAGCTTGACAATACAACCAGGGCTTTAGACCAGGGAGGCGACTCGATAAACGCCTATAGGGCTCAATTATCAGCCCTTACGGCCCAATACAACGAGGCTAGCAAGGAACAAAGGGATCAATTAATCCCAACCATAAAAAAGTTATCTGATACGCTTAAAGAGGCGGAAAAGGCTATTGGCGACAATAGGAGAGAAGTTGGTAATTATGCTATTGCCGGCGTTTCACTACGGGAAAAATTTGGCGAACTAAACGAGGTTCTTGGTGTTCGGCTAACAAGCTCTTTTGAAAAGCTACAATCCGGAATTAAGTCCGGAATTTCGGTTTTTACCAATGCCAATAAAGAAGTTAATACCGCGTCTAAGCTCTATAAGGAATACCAGTTAGCTTTGAAAGAACAAGCTTTGGCGGAAAGGCTTTCTGAAGAGGCGACTTTATCGCTTAAGGCCGGAACTATCAGCCTGGCCGAGGCCGAACGATTAGAGCAAAACGCCCGCCTCGCCCAAACCAAGGCTCAAGAGTTGGGGATTGGCGTAACCAACGCACAAACTATTGCGACCAAGGCCCTTGGCGTAGGGTTTAAAGAGCTTGGAATTGGTTTAATTGTTTCAGCCCTGGCCGGATTGGTAGCTTATCTATCCAATACCACCGAGGGAGCTAAAAGGCTCAAGGAAATTCTTTCCGTCATAAGCGGGGTTTTTAGTGCCATTACCGAAATCGTCGCTCCTATTGGAGAGGCTATTTTCAAAGCTTTTGGCGGATCTGAGGGAGTCGTCAAAGCCCTTGGGGATGCGCTTAACTTAGTAGTTATTCCATTAAAGGCCGTCTTTCAAATTATTGGCGATTTACTAACTTTAAATTTTACTCAGCTTTTCAAGGATCTGCAAAAAGATGTTAGCGACTTTGGAAACTCTCTTGGAAATACCCTTGGAAATATAAAAAAGGGAGTTTTTGCTTTAGGGGATGGGATAAAAGAATCAAACGAGCAATTGCAAAAAACGGATTTTGGAAAAGTAGCTCAGGCAAGTATAGAGTCTGCCAAGGCTCGCCAAAAGCTTACCGAAGCGACCAGGGATTTCGGGATCGAGTCGGCTAAGGTTGAGGGGCAAATCGAAACCCTTCGAATTAAAGCGACGCGTCGAGATCTTGGGGAAAAGGAACGATTAGACGCCCTGAATAAAGCAAGATCCCTGGAAAACGGATTACGAAAAGAATCGGTTGCCTTGGCCTTTCAAAATTTAGATGTAGTTCAAAAAGAGCAAGCTTTAAAATCAAAGCAAGATCTTGATGCTATAGCGGATGCAAAACGTCGGGTTGAAGAGGAGAAAGCCAAGCAAGAAACCGGAGAGGCTCGACTTGATAAGCTTGAGGGCCGAATTAATCAAAAGGCCAAACAAAACGCCGAAAAGGAAGCAAGGGAGCGGGAAAAGATAAGGGAGGCGATTGAAAACAGCTTAGAAAGAGAATTGGAATCCACCTTAGACGTAAGAAGTAAAGAGCTTGCCTCCCTGGATAATTTTTTCCGTAAGGAATTGGAAAAGGTTAAAAACAATGAAGAGGCCAAGGAACAATTAACGAAAGAACTACGAACCCGAAAAACGGAGTTAAATAAAAAATTTGCCGAGGAGGATGAGAAACAAAGGGAAGCCCTTAGAAAACAATTTGAAGATATTCTCGATACCGAAATTACCAATCGCCTGCAAAAAGAACTTGTATCGATTGATAAGCAAACGGAACAAAAGATTAAAAAACTACAAGACGAAGAGGATAAAATCGAAACCATAATTAGGCAACAAACGATCCGAATCGCCTCCCTGCGAAAAGCCGGCAACAATTCGGAGGCGGACGATTTGCAGAAAGCCTTAAATCGAGAAAACGAAATTTTGCAGACCAATATTAGCTTGCAGGCCACTTTAGTTAAGGACGGGGAAAAGAAAAAGGCCGAGGCCAAAAAGGACGCCCAACTTTCCAACGACATAGACAGGGCTAAAGCTCGCCAAATTAATACCAAAGGCGAGGATCTTGATACGAGAGAAACCTCTGAGCTTGCCGTCCTGGATGCAGAATATAAAAAAGAGGTTGCCCTTGCCGTAAAAACCGGAGCCTCCCTCGAATTAATAGACGCCCAAACAAATGCCAAACGGCTTGAGATTCAAAAGAAATACTTAGAAGCCAAACGATCGATAGTTAGCGAGGAAATTGGCTTAGTCGGTCAAATAGCCGGCGAATTAGAAAAGTCGGTTGGTAAAAATACCGTCGCCTACAAAACTCTTTTAGCGATTCAAAGAGCCTCCGGAGTTGCTGAGGTAATTATAAATTCAGAAAAGGCCAAAGCAAAAAATTTGGCTACGTATGGTTTTCCGGCGGCTATTCCATTAAACACACTTGTTACGGTTAAGGAGGCCGTTTCTGTAGCGACTATTTTGGCCCAAAAATTTAACCAGGGAGGGTATGTATCCGATAAAAAAGGGGCTTATGTTCGAGGTCCAGGAACGGGAACCTCCGACGATATACCGGCGTATTTATCCAATGGCGAAGCGGTTATCAATGCGAATAGCACTAAGATGTTTGGACCAATTCTTTCAAAACTCAATGTTTTAGGCGGAGGAAAAGCCTTTGAAGTCCCTGGATCTCAAAAAGCATTTGCCACCGGGGGTATATATTCGGATGGAGGATCCGCGCAACGGTTCTATAATACTCCGGTATTAAACACCTCAGCCCTTGGCAATACGCTTGCGCAACAATTATTGAATAATCCGGCCCCCATTTACGTCGATGTTAAGGAAATTAATTCCGTTCAATCTCGGCGGGCCTCAGTTAATCAGCGAAGAACTCTATAATAAATAAAAAAAAATGGACCAAAAACCACCAAAAAAGAACGGACAACAATACGCCAAAGAGAAAAACGAAAGGATTGAAGCCCTGGAATTAGAGAACCAACTCTTAAAAGATAAAATTGAGGCCATGGCTAAACCTACCGGCGAAAGCTCTATTTTCAATATGCTCGCCGAAATGAATTTTTCTTATAGGGATATTCAAAAGCATTACGACATGAAAATAAGGGGCTACTCCGGTAATTTATGCTTTACAAATGAATTCCTTTCGAAATTCAGATAGGCGGGCGTTATTCGAAACCGGCTTTTTTGAAAAAGCTTATCGGCTTGGCATGGTTAATTATACCATGCTTTTCCATTATGATATCTATTTGTACGTCCACACCCTTAAGAATATGGGGGAAAAGCAAAAGGACGCGATTGATATTGCCTCTAATTACTTTAAAGTAACCACCAAAACGGTTTTTAAAGCCTACCATTTCTTTAAATAGGGAACTTTTCCGGTTAATTCACAATCGTTATGTTTTGTGAATTTTACTGTATGGGAAAGATCTTAGATCTCTATATATACGGCGAAATTGGTTGGAATATTACCTTATCTTCTATTGTACCCTGGGTAAACGAGAATAAGGACGCCGAATCTATCTTATTACATATTGACTCACCAGGCGGAACCGTTTCCGACGGTTGGGCCATTCATGACTTTCTTAAAAGCCAAAGTATTCCCGTAAATGTAGTCATAGAAGGCCTTTGCGCCTCCATATCTACCGTTATCGCCCTGGCCTGCAAGGATAAGGGAGGTAAAATATCCATGTTCGAAAACGCCGAATTTATGATTCACAATCCTTGGACGATGGCCGTAGGCGACGCCGAGGAGTTTTCCGAAACGATTGAAGAGTTGCAAAAGATTGAACAAAAGCTCGTTTCTTTTTACTCTAAAAAAACGGGAAAAGACGAATCCGAAATTTCTGAAATGATGTCTCAAGAAACGTTTTTGTCGGCGTACGAGGCCTTCGAATACGGATTCATCACCGAGGTTATTAAAACCATGTCCAGTAAGGCAATAAATAAAAATTCTTCCCATAAAATCTACGCTTTATATAAAGCAAAAGTCCAAAAAATAACCGCTAAAAAAATGAATGCAAGCCCATTAGCAAATTTTATATCTAAAATGGAGAATCTTATCCGAATTGGTAAGAAGGAAATTAAAAACGGTGTTTGTAACGCCGATGAAGGCGCACTTTATTATGTGGGAGATACTCTTGAGGAAGGCGATAAAGTATATAGCGACGAGGCTATGACCGAACCCGCCGAGGATATGGATTATACCGACGACGATAGAGTCATTACCGTCAAAAACGGAATGGTTTCCGAAATAAACAAAGACGAAGATGGAGACGACGAGAACGAAGAACCGGAGCCGTCTGACAAGACCAAGGCCGACGACGATACCGAGGACAAAGTAAAAAACGAAGTAGAGGAGGTTGAGGATAAAACGAAAAATGAGGAAGAGATCGAGGATAAAACTAAAAAAGAGGTTCCTAGCAAAGATCCGGACGCCGATCCCGAAAAAAAGGACGACGATATGGAGGAGTATTCCAAAAACCTTAAGGCGTTTACGAAATCGTCTAAGAAATATAAAAATATGTACGATGCTCTTAAAAAGGAGCATGAATCCGTACTCGCCAAATTGCCGGAATTTGAAAAGACCATTGAAGAGGCGCAAAACAAAATCCAGGATCTTCAAGCCCAACTCTTAAAAAGAGAACACACGATAAAAGAAGAAATCAAGTCCTCTTTTATTCCAGGGACTACCCAACGGGTAGAGAAGACCAAGAAAACAATTGAACCGGAAAATATTTTCGCCGATCACCTGGCCGATAATCCAACCGCTCAGGCCGTTTTAGACCGATTAAAAGCAAAAAAAGAAATAATTAAATAATTAAACTCTATAAAAAAATATAAAAATGCCTAGTAACCAAATTCAATTTGTCGCGAATACCTACGCCGGAGAGCTTAAAAAGGGCTTTATGGCGGCGACTTTATTAGGTGCTGATTCTGTAAAAAGAGGTTTTTGGACCGTTATGGAGGATGTAAAATTTAAGGATACCATTCTTGACCTGGATGACGTCGTATTTTTTCAAAATCCTTCTGATGCTTTTTCTCCTCAAAATTCCCAACCATCTCAAAATGAGACCTACGTTCAACCGGTACCGTATGAATTCATGCAACAACTGAATTATTCGGACTTGGTTAAATCTTGGGAGTCCAGGGACATGAAGTCCGGAGCTTTTGGAGATTACGAAGCCCCAACCTACTTAAGCGATTGGATGGTTAATCGTTACATCCCTAAAATTGCTCAGTTAAACGAATCCCTTTACTATAGAGGGAAACAAGGAACCCCGAACGCCATCTTTACCGATAATTACCCTGGCTTATTACCTAGGGTTGAAGCGGACGGGTCCGTTTTCAAACTGAACCTAAAAACGACCGAGGTGGTTATTACCGCGATTGATGACACCGGAAGGGTAACCTATAGCGGATCGGACAATCCATTCAGAGACGGGGACGTGGTTACCCTTGTAACCGTAACCGGTAATATTACCGATAATACATTTGGAACGCCGATCTCTTTACAAGGCCAATCCTATGTTATTCGCAATACTCAACCGAACTCCTTTCAGTTGTACGCGAATTACAACCGGTTAAATAGAACCTTGGCCTCCTTTACCGGAACTTCGACAGGAGGAACCGCCCAATTCATTAACGTATCGAACGTATTGACGGTATTATCCTCGATTTACGCTCAAATTGACGAGGCGGATCGCCAACAAGACGATATTAAGATCTTGGCCCCTTATCATATTATGTATGCTTATAGGACCGCTCAAAGCGAAAAGGCAATCAACGTCTTAAATGCGTATCCTCAGAAAAAATCCACCGATTTCGAGGGAATGAGCTTAGAGGCCATGAATTTTTGGAATGGCAACTCTATTATGGTTGCAAGAACCTCTAATCTATTCTTAGGAGTTGATTTGTTGAGCGACGATACCGATTTGAGAGTAAAATATTTGGGGGATGTAACGCTGGACAACTTTGTGAGGATGAAGGCAAGAATGAAATCCGATACGAACTTTAAGTTCGGAAACGAAATTCTTTGGTTGCGTCCTTCTGAAAACTAAAAAGTTCACAATTGTTACCATAAGCCAATATTATATAGGTTTTAACCCTTAAAATAAAAGAAAATGCCTTTAAACTCCGTTTGTGGGAATATACAAAACTCGCTCTTACTTAATTGCGCGTCTCCTATAGTCCCCGGAATTACCGATTTTATCTATCTATTTAATAGAGCGGACGCCCAAATTACTCGCTCGAATGTAGATCCCAATATTGTTACCGGTATTACTATGAACGCCGGAACCTCCGGTCATGCGATCCAGGGTATTAACAATATCTTTTCCGCAAGTCATAAGCTTGTTGAATTAGACGCCGGTCCCCGTTATGAGCATGAGATTAAATTCCGCGCGCTGACAAATTCGGCCTCCGTTAAAGCAATTTTGCAAAACTTGGCTTTTGGCCGTGTTTTCTGTATTGTAGAAAACCTATACCAGGGAGGGGATGCGACTTTTGAGATATACGGATTAGGAGCCGGATTAGTGCTTACGGCCAATACCAGGGATACCAACGACGCCAATGGATCCGGATCTTTCAACTTGATTTTAACCAAGCCCAAAAACGTCCAGGAACCTAATATGCCCGCCTCTTTCCAGGTACCGCCTACGGGATCCACTACTATTTTATACGATTATAACGCGACCAAAACGGCCCTTTTAGCTCTTATTCCCGCTCCGGTTGGAACTAGCTCGGTAACCGAAACGGCTATAATCTAATAATCCGGTAAATGGACGCCATAGAATCAGCCAAAGCCCTTAAAGGATCCTTTAGTCAAATTCAAAACGATGAGTCGATCTTGATAAGGCTAAAGGAACTTTATAGGCTTGTAACCGGCTTGGAGCTTAAAGATTGTTGTTTGCTCTGCATTAAAAGAGCCTATGACATTGTAATCAGCCATTTTAATTTATAACCATGGCAACAAAATATTATATCCTAAAACCAGGATCTCACCAATTTTCCGCCGACGGGAATTATTACACCAATGAAACCTTGGACGATGAGTCCGCGATTTTTTTTATTGGTCAAAATCCGGTTTGTATAGATCATTTCCAGGATTACCCTAAAAACCCAAAAGGCGAGGCAATATCTACCCTGGAAGAGTTTAAGGAGCTTGTCAATCCGAAGGAAATTATTCCTGCTAAAATCATTACCACAAAGCCGATTTCGGAACCCGCCGAGGAGAAAGAATAAGGCGAAATACTTTTTATAGTTATGGCCTTAAAAACATATTACCCGCAAATTGAAAATAGGAAATCCGATTGGGTTGACTACGGGTATAATATTTTAAGGTACGATTGGGATAACGCCTATCCTCAGCGAGTTTTAGAGCTTATCTACGCCTCCCCCACCGCCTCTGATTGTTTTGATAAGCGCGCTAATTTTATTGAAGGCAATGGCTTTGACGACGCGGATTTGATGAAGGTAAAAGTCAACTCCAATAAACTTAGCGTCGCCAAACTATTACGATATTCCGCCCTGGATCTTGCCTACCTGCAATCTTTCGCCTGGCATATTAATTACAATGCGAATTTCGAAATCGCCTCAATAAACTACGTCCAAATCGAAACCCTTCGAATGGGAAATACAGAGAATCCGGAATTCGATGGCCGGCTCGCTCTGTATATTGATTGGGGACTCAAATCCTATCAGCGAATGAAAAAGAGGGAAATTTATTGGTTTTTCCCTTTTAATCCGGATCCGGCAAGAGTCCGGTTTGAGGTGGAAGCCTCCGGAGGTTGGGATAAGTATAATGGCCAAATCTATTACCATAATCCGAATGGAAGAGAATACCCGCTCGCGAAATGCGATTCAGCTTTAGAGGATATCGAAACGGACGCCGGCTTAAAGGTGTTTCGAAAAAGAAACGTTCAAGTTGGTTTTATGCCTTCGGCCATTCTAATGAAAAAAAGCCTTCGGGAAGTTGCGGAGAACCTGGATCCTAAGACTCAGGCGAACGCCGAGTATATGAAAAAGAGCGAAATGGATAAAGACCTTATCGCTTTCCAGGGAGCCGAAAACGGCCAAAAGATTTTAGTCATGGAATATGATTTCGATGAGGAAAAGCCGGAATTGGTTCCTTATCCTATTCAAAATAATGATAAATTATTCGAATTTACAACTCAGGCTGTTGCAAGCAATATAATTCGTTCGTTTGGTGTTCCGGAGGAGCTTATTATATCTGAAAAAGGATCCAGTCTAAAAACCGGAGGAGAAAAAAAACAGGCCGTCCACGATTTCAACGACCGGACCAAAAGAGAGCGGAGAGTATTGGAAGAGGCCTTCTCGGAGGTCATGCAATATTTACCGGATCTTTTTTCCGGAAAGAAATTTTCCATTGTACCGGTACCGACTGACGACATTACCAACGAACTAGGCCACACGGCGGGACAGGCTATTAACGGTTTAATATTGAGCGATTTAAGTCCCGAAACCAAAATAAATACATTAATTGCCGTTTACGGTATGACGACCCGTCAAGCCGTCGCAATGATTCAAGGAACCGAAATATTACAGCTATGAGTTACCCCGTTTATCTTATTAATAAAAACGACTTTGTAAACTATGTGGACCTGGCAAATAATTATCCCGTAGGTCGGTTGAATTATTTTATTCTTGAGGCTCAGGACTTGGATTTAAAGATGTTTTTCGGCCTGGCCATGTTTACCGATTTCTTTGCCAACCTATCCAATAATCCCGATGGTACCATTAATACAGATCTTTTATCAAGTCCATATTTAAACCTCTTAAACGGCGGGATTGATTATAAGGATATTGGAGGATATACGTTTTATTACACCGGCCTTAAGAAGATGCTTATTTACTTTACCCTGGCTCGGCTTACCGAGTTTGGGAATAGTCATATTACCGCTACAGGAATCGTAAAGAAGAAAACGGACGAGTCCACACCTTTAACGAATAAGGAACTCTCCTTAATGGTCAACAATTACAGATCTAAAGGAAAAGCCTCGGAGCAAGAGGTAAAGAAATTCCTTATTAACAACCAATCCTTATTTCCTCTATATCGGGTTAATTGGGAGGCTGACAGGGAGCGCGGATCCGGTCCACGAATTACCGGTATTGACAAAACGGATTTTAACTTAAACCCTGGCCTTGGAAACGGCTTGCCTCCTAATTGGTTTATTGATAGATATTAAATAAATGGACTTACCAATTTCACAATTACCACCGGCCTCCGGAATACAAGATTCGGACTTATTTCCAATCGTTCAATTTTCAGGCTACGCGACCGATAAGGTTACGGCCCTGGAAATGGCGAATTATTTTAATAGCAAAGCAAGTTTAGGAGCCGAATTCTCCTTTCTTCAATCGACTCCTCAAAATAATTTTGGCAATAATAACGATGTCGCCTGGAATACGCTTACCGGTCAAATACTTCAAAAGCAAAACGGGAATTGGGGTGTTCAATATACAATCCCTACGCCTATTGGTTCGATTAATGGAATTACTCCGAATAATGGAGTCTTTACCCTTACTACCGACGATATTCCCCAAGGGGCAAATAATAAATACCTAAATGGAACGGACCTTTCTCCTTTAATCTCAAATTCGGTAAAGGCGCAGGCTATTTTAAACCAAACCAGTCCGCAAACAGGGGCTAGTTTCTATATTGACGGAACCGGTACTTTTGCCCTGACCTCGGACGATATTAGCAATATGCCCGTTCCCGTAAGGATTTTGTCCGCTTATACGAATGCGAACGCGACCAATACCGCTCCGGTAAATGCCATATTTAGGACAAATCAAACTGTTTCCAATCCAGGAACCATCCAAGGGGTAGAAGGATACGTAAAATTATCGCATACGTCCGGTGTTGTAAACGCCGGAGGATCTGTATATGGAACGATTGAAGTTTCCGGAGCCGGAGGGACTACAAATTTTACCAAGTCCTTTCAATCAGAAATGCTTTTGAGTAATGGAACGGTTAATCAGCACGCGGGATTCGTAGCCGTCGCTCCGGCGGTTTCCGGATCCGGATCTATTGGCCAATTAGACGCTTTTTTCGCCTATTCCGGAGCCGGAGGGGTACGAGTATCCGATCCGTCATATTTTGGTCAAATAACATCTACAAAAATTATCGTATCAGGCCATGACTCAAGTTACTTCCTTAAAGCCGATGGATCTCTTGATAATAACCCATATATTACCTTAAACAGCCCTTTAACCGGTTTCTCCTCGTTATCCGGAACCATATCCGCCACCGATACAACTATTACGGCGATTGGAAAGCTCTATAATTTAATAAATGGCCTTTCCGGAGGAATCGTATATCAAGGGGTTTGGAATGCGTCTACCAATTCACCGGCCTTAACCTCCGGAACGGGAACCAAAGGATATCTTTATAAAGTATCTGTAGCCGGATCGACCACCTTGGACGGAGTTAATTCCTGGAATGTCGGCGATGAGGTTTACTTCGATGGAACGACTTGGGATAAGATTGACGGTATCGCAAGCGAGGTTATAAGCTTTAACGGACGGACAGGAGCCTTAAGTTTAATAGGTACCGATATTACTAGCGCGCTTGGATTTACCCCTTATGATAGCTCTAATCCCGCCGGTTATATTACCAGTTCGGCCCTATCGCCTTACGTAACCTCCTCGACCCTAACGACCACCCTGGCCGGTTACCAAACGACTATTCCCGCCAATACTTTTGCGCCTTATTCAAACTCGGCCAATTATATTCAAAATAACGGGACGGGTACCCCGCAAACAGGATCCCTAAATATTACCGGATCCGGTACCTTTGGATCTTCTTTAAATGTAACAGGAAACGCAAACTTAAACTCCGGAGCGACTGTAAAAAACGGGAATTTAACCCTTATCGGAAATACGGCGGATTTTTCCCAAGGATTAGAGTTGTTGGTTCCGGCCTTTGCGACCAATCCGAATATATCCGTAAACGGTCAAATCGGGTATAATACGACAACCAACCTGTTTCAATTTTTTCAAAATGGCGGATGGGTAGGCCTTGGTTCCGGATCCTCCGGACTTTCTTTATCCAGTCCTTTAACGGGCTTGCCAAGTAATTCAAGCCTAAATTTAACGGCGTCGACGACCATACTGAATGGTTTTGCCCAATTGCAAAATCAAGCCATTTACAATGCCTCCAAAATCGTTTTGGGAGGGGTTACGAGTATGCTATCCTTCGGCGATTCATATACAACCGGTTATCTAGCAAGTACCCCTACGACCAAAGGATATATTTATCAGTTTGCAGGTCAAACGGGACTATCTTTAACCAATTGGGCCGTATCCGGAACAGGTGGTTATCAAGCCGGCGTAAATGCTAACCGGTACATTCCGGTAAATAACACTAATCTTATAACTTCTCTTTTTGGATTTAACGACGTTCGTTACGGAGGATCTTCGACCGGTACCATAGGAACTGTTTTAGGAGGACTATCCTCCCTACTCGCCTCCGCCTTTTTGGGATCGATTACCCCGGCCTCCGCCTTAACCACCGGCGCGGGATCCTGGACCGCTTTGACGGTCGGAGCGATTGGCGATAAGGCCGGATATAATGGAGGGACCGGCATATATGCCACCTCAAGTACTTCGACAAAAACCTATTCCTTTACCGGACCGACGCTCGTTATAGGCACCTGGAATACGGACGGAACCGCGCAAAAATGTGGATCTTTTTCTTGGTCAATCGACTCCGGAGCCATTACAGGATCCTATAATGGAAATGGTCAAGCAAATGGGATCCAAGACGGGGCCTCTAATACAACCACTCGACAACCGTACGCCGTAGTATTGAGAAATTTAGGAGCCGGCTCTCATACGGTAACGATTACCGCCTCCGGAGGATCTTCCACAAATCCGGTTTACCTCGATTACATTGGAACGCTGAGGATTCCGAATGTATGTCCTCCGGTTATTGTAGGATTAATCCCCTACATGACGCCTACCGGCTACGCGATAAGTCCTTCAAACGGATCGACCGCCTCCGCCTCCGTTTTAAACAATGCCAAAGTAAACTATATTAGAAATACCTTTTTTGGCTATCCTGTTGGTATTGTGGACGTCAATAAATACCAGGATCCGAACGTCCAGGGTAATATAAATACGGATAATATTCATTTGACCGACACCGGCCAAGGCAATATAAGTCAAGGTTATCAATCAGTTATAAGCCCATTTTTATCGTCTGGAATTTTTAATTCTACGGCGCAACAAACCGCAAATTTTAATATTTCGGGAAACGGAGGAATGGGAACCTTAACCGTCGGGGTCGGTACTCCATATGCGACCACCGGCGTAAATATTTGGGCGCAATTTGGATCCGCCTATCCCGTATTTATATTGGATGATAATTCCACCGGATCGGCTAAGGGTATTTCTTTCAATGCCTATCAGCCCACTACGTCAACCAGGGCCGTCGTAACGGCGGGGTATATGGGATTATTTCAATTTGATGCGACCACCGGTAATTTAGGTTGGTACTCCTCTTCGGCAAGTCAAACCGTCGGAGCAAATCCAAGCTTAGTGAATCCTATTACGTTTTTGCCAACCGGCGTAAATATTACGGGAAGTATAACTCAAACAGGGATCGCAAACGGTTGCTCTTTCCAAAATATAACAAATAAGGGATCGGTTACCTTAACGCCTGGACTTGTTACCGTTACAACCGGTATTTTAAACGCCTCTAATTTTTCCGGAGGTACTTTTTTTGTTTTCAATCCCTCCGCCTCTGGATCCTATACGATCCCCTCAGCCACAACCAACGCCGGAGCTATATTTATTTTAACCAGGGCTATGTCCAATACCCAAACGATTACCATTGGAACCACCGGCGCAACCAATACCATTCAAAATTATTCCGGAACCCTTACCAATTCGGTTACTTTGGCCAATATAGGCACCGCGGGATCAAGTTTAATTTATGCCTCCGACGGAACCAATTGGCTACTTATAGGATCTCGATAATAATTAGTAAAAAATCTCACAATTGTTAACTTTGGTATAATAATTTAAAACTCAAAAACTTAAAAAATGGCTAACAGAACCACTATTTACCGGACAATTGGAGAACAAATGAAGTTTAAGAACTCCGCTTTAATGTATATCAATGCAAAAAAGGAGGATAATCCGAACGGGGCCGAGTTAAATACTCGACGGGCTTATGCGATGAAACGGGTTATTGACGATATCGATAAAAACCTTGAAAAGTATAATGCCAAATATCGAGACGTTTTGGTCGATCACGCCTTAGAAGATCCCGCAACAAAAGAACTGTTAAAGGGGCCGGACGGGAATTTCAGGTACACCAAGGAAGGGCAAAAGGAGGTTAATAAAGTCATTCAACAACTAAACGAGGAGACCTATCCCGTTCGGACGTATTTTATTAATACCGATACCAAGGACCTTTCCTTTACACAATTAGAGGACTTTAATTTTTACATCCTGGACGATTTCTTCGAATATGAAGATCCCGCAACATTCGAGGAGTTAGAAAAAATTTCTTTTCAAAAAAAGAAGGGCGATGATATAAATGATAGGGCCTTTAATCCACTCGAATACGACGGAGCGGACAAAAAGGATCCTGAGATTGAAGATAATTACGGAAATCTAAAAAACCAACCGGAACCTAAGAGCTGTAAGGTCATAGACTTTTTTTAAACCCTTTATAAATGAATCATATTTTTCACTCAATTTCAAAATTATTTGAAAACCTGGATCCTAAGACCGGAGCCGGAGCCGGAATAGGATCCGGTTTACTGTTTAATTTTATCCGGTTAAATATGGTTCAAATATCTAACGGAATAAACCCGTTAGTGAATCAATTTTTTGTCTTAATCTCTTACTTGGCCATTATTTTCGGTTTTCTTTCGGCCTTATTTGCCACCTTAAATGGAATACATACTTGGCGAAAGGACAAAATTGCCGACGCCAAAGAGAGATCCAAAAACCTAAAAAATGGATAAGATCTTAACCATAGACAAGCCTGGCGAGGCATTTATCGAATCTTTAGAGGGGATCGAATACCAAATCTATCGAGATAAGTTCGGCTTTCTTACCGGAGGCGTAGGCCACAAACTGCAAACCTCGGAATTGTCTCGCTTTAAAGTTGGGGATACCATAAGCAAAACGCAGGTGGACGCTTGGCTTGATGCTGATTTAAGGCTTACGGAAAGATGCATTGTTTCGTATGTAACAGCCCCATTAAACCAAAACCAATTTAATGCCCTTGCCTCTCTAATCTTCAATATCGGTTGGGGCCATTTCCACGGATCCGGATTAATGCAGTCCATTAATAAAATGGAATCTCCTCAATTAATCGAAGCTCATTGGATTGCTTGGGGACGCCACAACGGAATAGACGATCCGGAGCTAATTGTCCGACGCCATAAAGAATTTAATCTTTTTCTCAAAAAATAAAGCAATGAAAACAACTTCATTACAAGCCTTTTTAAAAGGCATTTTTCAAGAAACTCCGGTTGCTTGGAAATGGGTCCGGAATACCGTCGTAGGCTCTCTTATTTGGCTACATACCGAGGGAGAAGCCTTGAAAGATTTTTTGGTTAATATTAAGATCCCTCATCTTTTTGGGTTAACGGCTTATCACGTAACCGTAGTCGCCGGATCTACTTTAGTCGCTATTTCTCAGAGCAAGACCAATACCTTACCAGGTACAGAGCCGGCTATTACCACGCCTCCGGTCCAATGAAAAAGGCCGGATATTTAGGTATTAGAGCCTTATTGATTCTATGCCTATTGCTTTCGATAGCCTTGATCCTATTCTGTTTTGGTTGCAAGGTAACGGATCGAAATAAATCCGTAGGCCATTTAAAGCTTGCAGAATTTGATAGCTTAAGATCGGTTTCGGTTTTTAATAAACTCACGGGAAAAATTACTCAAACCGAAATAAAATTCCGGATCGATACGGTTACCAAATACATCCAGGGCAAAAAGATTATGGTTTACGTAAAGGTTCCTTATGATAGTATTAGAACGGTGTATGTGTATAAGGATACCGGATCCACTAAGGTTATAAACCGAGTTTCCTCCAAGAAAGTCGATTCACTTTTTAAGAATATGGCCGTCAAAAAGGATTCTACTATTGGGCGGAATATCCCTTGGTATGTTTGGTTAATCGTCGTATTTGTTTGGATCCTGGCTCTTTATTGGTATGTCATTCGGCCAAATATTAAAAAGAAAGATCCAGTAAAAATCAATCAATTAGAGGCCAATATTCCAATCCCAACCCTTCCAAAACTTAAGCTATGAATATTATACTATTGTCTATTTTTTCCATTATCCTTCTTTTGCTATTTTTAATATTTGCGATTTGCGATTTTGAAAGGGTCATTGATTCTCAGAAATATACTATCAAGGATCTTGAGACAAAACTACTATCCGCAGAACGACGGGCCTATAATTTTTTTCAGAGCCAAAAAAGGTATTTAAAAAAATGGACTGAGGAAATACGAGAACGAGAAAAGTTGGCTGATAAAATTAAGAAATACGAGAGCGACTATGTAAACCCTTATCTAAGGGAGCAAGAATTCAAAAAGCCTTTGTCCTCGGATTTTAAAGAGTTTGAAGAAAGGCAAAAGGGATCCATTCTCAGCAACGAGCCGATGAAGGATTCTAATAATAGAACCTATACCGAAAACTTGGAGGATGAGGTTATCAAGAGGCATTTCCCTTTTAGAGAGGTGCCAACCAACCGGCCCAATGCAAGATAGATAAAAAATTAAAGGGGCCATAAGCCTCTTTTTTTATTTATACCCTTCTCGACTTAAACGTAACCGTTTCCGAGATCATAAGCCCAAGGCCTTTCAAATAGTCCTGGAGGATGGCATTATTAGAATGGCGGGTTAATTGCCGGATCCGTTCGAATGGCTCTCCGTCTAAAAATAGATGACAACAACGCGTATGCTTGGCGGAGTAAAGGGTATTTTCCGGAGACAAACCAAGATCTTGCCTCATTTTCTGAAAGGGTTTCGACCAATAATTTATATTCACCGGATGAGGTCCAGGGGTACCATCGGTAGAAAAAATATAGTAGTCCGGAGGATAGGAGAAGATATTCATTTCCTTGTCGAGCATTTCATATAAAAATGTATCCAGGGGAATATATTGATTCTCGCCAAGGATCCGGCCCGTCTTAGAATTTAAGGCCGGTATTAAAATCCTGTTTCCTTTAGGGTGAATCTCAATATGCTTTATTTGGCATAAACGAGCCTCTTTCCCTGGACGTAGGCAAGAATAATATATAAACCTTATCATTCTATTCAATTGAATATTATTATCGTTTGTATAGGCTAAAATTGAGTCAAACTCCTTGTCCGTATAGGGCCTATTTCCTTGCTTGATGGTTTTCCTCCGCTCGATTCTAAGGACAGGGTTAATCTTGATGAGGTCCGGATCTTCCAGGGATAGTAAGTAGTTAAAGAATCCCGATAAAAACCCTCGATATAAGTTCACGGTTTTGCCCGCTTTAACCTTACCGGAGGATACCAAGTAATCCAGGAACTCTAAAATAATTTTCGTCGAGACCTTATTAATTGCTATATCAGGATATTTTGTTTCCAGGTACTTTACGAAAGTCGTTAGCCTGGACCTAAGTATTGAGTAGCTTGATTCGGTTATACGATTCGCTTGATACTTAAGATACGTTTCGACGGCAAAAGGAACCAAAGATAACTCCTCCTCCATTTTGTTATCCTTGGAAAAAGGATTAAAGCCATGGATAAGTAATAGGTCCTTGATCGCTTTTTGTAGTTCCTTAGCAAAACTAAGCCGATCGGAAAGGTTCTTATATCGATTAATACCTTCATATACTTTAAATCGTTTCATTTTACCGGTAGCCGGATCCTGGAAATGGTAAAAGACAAACCAGGGACGAGACAGATCGGGAATATTACGGGATCCTTTACGGGGAATATAGATCTCCGGAATGGTAAACTTAAATTTATTCATAATAAGGGCAAGGCTCCCAAATATGTAAAATTTGGAAAACTTTGTCTTTATTTTGTCTGTATAAAATTATAAGGTATTAATAATAAGTAAGTTAAATTTGTATAGGGAGAGCAACAGACTCTTGACGGGATATTTTTGAGGTTGAAATCCTGGAAAACAAGCGAAAAACAAGGTTTTAAAATGGAGAATTTGGACGATTTGTCCGTTTTTTGTCTAGTACACAATTGTTACTTTTTGCCAACTTTTTCCCCCATAGCCTCGTTTATAGGGAGAATTAGTTTGTTTAAAGCCTCTTTTTGATTGTTGAAAATACCGGTAAGAAGATTAATTTGGTTTTGAAGTTGGTTGGTGGTTTGGAAGAGAACTTCGATTTCCCGAACGATTTCTTCGATAGTCCTATCCGTATTTTTATTCTTGCCTGGATAATCGGAAATAAAGGTTCCGCGTCCGCTAAAGAAATAATCAATATTGGCATTGTATAGAAGGTGAAAAGCTACGAAAACAAGGGGATGACAATCCCGCCGGCCATTTTCAACCATGGATAAGAAAGTTGGTTCGAATTTAATACCGATTTGTTCGGCCTCTTCTTTGATTTGTAATTGTGTTTTTCCGATAAAAGATCGAAAGTCTTTTACTCTTTGCCCAATAATGGACTTGTAATCCACATTGTCGGATGCTTTCATAATAGATAAGGGTTTTGGCTAAAAATACAAAAACTAGGCTATATCAAACGAATGTGTATCAAATTGGTTATAGATCTAGGTTTCGTTACAAATTAATTAAAAAGAATTTTTCTTTAATAAATAAATTTAGATATTGGTTCTCGTTAATATTTGTTGCGATTTGAAAATTATCCATATACAAAATTTAGTAAAAAGCGAATTGCAAACGGTGAATAAACCTATAAAAAAAGGTGTTTTAACGGTTTGCCGAACTTCACTAATGCGAAGTATTGTAAATAAAACTAATTTTAAGAATCGGGAATTATAAAAAATGAACCTCAACCTTAAAGCGTACTTGATTTCTCCGGAACTGGATTACCTTTCCTTATCGATTGAGGTAAACAATACTCCGGTTCTTTATTCGGTTCGCGTAGATCTTGTAATGTTTTGGGAATTCCTACTTTCCGAAATAAAGCTCGGAGAATTTAAGCCCGATTCTTATTTCGGGATCCTAAATATCTGTATGGGGTATGACCTATTAAAATGGGAACATACCTATTCTTTCCCTGTTAAAATGAATTTCGTTTCCGTCTTTATGGATCGAAACCGAGGCATTATCGAAAGCCTCATCCAAAAGGAAGAAGTTCACAAGTAAAATTTTTTTTCTTTAAAACTTTGCAATTGTGAATATTTGTATAATATTTGTATAACAAACGTATAACAAGAGTAGAACGCCTATGTAATAACGAAATCTAAACAACTGAAAACCTTGTCCAGGATGGGGAAATCGACTATTTACAACCTTGTATTTTTCACCTTAAAAAATCACATATGTTATTATTATCAAACCTATCCAAAACCTCCTTTATAAATAAATGGGGAGAATTAAGACTCGACCTTGGCGATCGGGTAGTTTTTATTCAATCGGACAACCGGCCAGGGTTTAATGAAACCTTCGAGCATATTGCTTTAGAATTGAAGAAAACCGTTTTAAAAAATAGATTACCCGACGGTCATGCATAATATGGATTCATTTAGGCCAGGGGATTTATATAGTATAAATTTTGGCCAATACCTTAAAGATTACGGCGATCGATTTGATAAATATAAAAGCTTTGTTGAGAGCAATGATTTTTATATATGGTCCATTATTGACGTAGATCTTATGAAATCTGTAAAAATAAAAATTTTTAGTCCTGAATTGGCCTTATTGATTAATGCCACATGGATACATTTTACAGATACGAAAACCTATAAAGATATTTGGATAAACGGCTATCATTTTCAATCCTGTTTTTTGGCCGGTTATAAAGAAGGTGTAACCACCTTTCAAAAAACCTTCGCTCAGACTGGAAACGAGGATTACGTCATAAAATCTATCGTTGACATACTTCCTATTTGGGAGGCAAGATCCAAGATCTTTCCAGCCATTCATATTTCCTACGAGCAAATTTTTGAGATCGGCAAATATTCGGCCTTTCATTGTTTCGGTTACGATTTTCTCGTCAAAAACTTTCCGGCTTTCACTCAATTAAACTCCCTTTAAAATGATTGGATTAGTAAAAAAATCAATTTACGAAGCCTTAAAAAATGAGTTTAAGGAGTTGTCAAATATGAATTATATGCAAAATCTTGAATTGCAAGAGGCAAATAAAAAGATTAACAAGCTCACGTTTTTAAATAAAGAGGTAATTGAAAACCTTAAAGCAAAAGAGCTTGAATTTTCGACTAACAAATTAAAAGAAATAAATAATAATTTTTCCTCGGAAATTACACTTCAAAAGGTTATTAATAAGGATCTTCAAGGCAAAAACGAATTTTTAGAAGAGCGAAACGCTTTTTTAAAAAACCGAATAGAGCGATTTGAGGAGGCGGATTTTGAACGAGCTTTTGAAACCCTTTCCTCTTTACTTAATAGGCTTTCCTGCCTACCCTCTGAGGATCAATTTGTCAAATTAAAATTACTTCGTTCCGTTTTTAATTCCCCTACAATACCACCTCATAAATTAATTGAACAATTTAAACTCATTCTTGAAAATGACTCGATCTGAAATTATTAATTCGAAGCTCCGCAATACCATTGAAGTATTAGAGAAGGCGGATGAGGGCTTAATCAAAATTTCCCCAACCGTTAAAAAGATCCTGGAAAATCAACTTTTAATCCTTCAAGAAAAGCAATTAGAGGAAGAGATTCAGGAGGAAACCAGTTCTTATAGTCCGACTGTGTTTATTTAGGCAAACCAATTCCTACGCAAAAATATATTGAGAAATGAGCGAATATGAGGCCCTTGAAATCGAGATCGAGGATCTTGAAAGGTATTATAAAAACGCTTTCAATTGTCTTTATCTGAAAGACTGTATTAGGGCCTAGGCCGAAATAAAAAGGAAACAATCTTTAAAAATCGTAATCGAAAATTATGGAAACAAAATTGGAATATATCCGGAAACAAATTAATAGCCATATCGAAATCCTGGAAAAATTGGTACCCGCGAAAGATGTTGCGGATTATGACCAATTAATAAAATTTCAAATCCGAATTGAGGCCAACAATATTTTTTTAAACGCCTGGATCCAAGCCGAGGTTAATGAAATGCTTTCGAGCTACAATTATTTAAAAGTTTCACAATTGTAATTAAATGTAAAAACTTTTGAACAAAAAACCTGGGTGCAGGTGGAAATTATTAATAAACTATAAAAACAAAAAAATCATGTCTAAAATAGGAATTTGGCAATTAGATGGGAAGTACCCAAACTTAGCATTAATGAAAATCGTTGGTTATCATGAAAAAAAAGCAGATCATGTTGAATGGTATAGCGGATCTTTATTTTATGATCAATACGATAAAATTTATGTAAGTAAATTATTTTCTTTTACTCCTATTCCTAATTTACCTCCAAATGCTATTATAGGCGGAACTGGCATAGATTTTTATAACAAACTTCCTATTGAAATAGAAAATACAACTCCATCATATTTATTATATCCTGATTGTAATTATCATCTCGGTTTTTCTATGAAAGGATGCAGGTTTAATTGTAAATTTTGTTGTGTACCAAAAAAAGAAGGGAAACCATTTGTTTATAATAATATTGATGAAATCTTAATTAATCCAAAAGGAGGGAAAAATTTAATGCTTTTAGATAATGATTTTTTTGGGGGATTCGATTGGGAAGTTAATCTTGAAAGAATTATTCAATTGAGTTTGAAGGTTTGTTTTGTTCAAGGG